AGGCTGCATAATGAAAAACTTAGTAACAACAGGGCTGGTTCTTACATCAGTCTTTGCCTTAGGTGCTTGTGGGTTGAACTCAAAAGCTGCCAAAGTTGAAATCACAAAAGAAATGATTGACATCGTTCAAGCTGAACGGGCTGAGTCTATCCCAGCTTGGTATGTCGATCTGCCAGAAGATCAGGAAGATCGAATCTTTGGTGCAGGTACTGGCCTGTCGTCTGATCTTCAGTTCTCAATGGATAAAGCCATGCATCAGGCAAAAGTTACTCTTGGTGATAAGATTAACAACAGTGTGTCTGGTGAGTTCAAGACCTACATGGCGGACAACTCAGCCATTGGTACAGGTATGGCAGTCGAAGAAACTCAAAAAGTTTCGAAGTCTGGATTCAAGAACGTTGATGTTTCAGAGTATTCTGTCATAGATAAAGCTGTAACAATGGAAGGTATGGGATTCCGTACGTACGTTCTTATGAGTGTAGATCCAGGTGGTCGTAAGAATACTCAGCCAACAGTATCTGTTGATGATGTTCAGGCAGCTCAAGAAAAAGCACGTACGGCTTTGGATAATCTGTAATGGGAAAGACAATTGTTATCTGTGGATTCTTGGCATGGGCGCTAGTTTGGATCGTCGAGAATGGACGTGTACCATGTAACTGCGCCGTGCCAATGCTTCCTGAGAATCATTTCATTGAGGAAACATTTGAAACAGAAACATGTGTCGACAAGAATCGAAAAACAATAGTAACTCGTAAAGTAAGTTCAGCAAAAGTTGAGATTGGAGAATAAAATGAATAAACTACTTTTAGCTACAGCGTTTGTATTGTCAGGTTGTGGATACGCGAATGCGGCATCGACTATGGACCATTATAAACAAGTGATTATGAAAAAGCCTTACACGGTTGAGGTTTGCTCAGACGTGTCAACGTCTGGTGATAAAACCGGTGATGCTCTTATGGGAGCGATTATCGGTGGTGCTCTTGGCAATAACATTAAAGGAGAAGAGAATGGTGGAGCAATCGGAGCTGTTATTGGTGGCATGCTTGGCCACGCAAATAGTAACGCTACTGGTGGTACTAAGAGAGTGTGCAAAATGGAAAAGCGCTATAACGAAGAACGCCAAAGTATCTACTCACACTCAACCGTAACGTTTACGCATCAGGGTAAGGAATATACAGTGAGGTTTCAGAAATAATGAAAGCGCATCAGTCATCATTAATCGGTGAGTGGGCTCGTGAAAACGGGTTCGATCATATCGCTAAGAATCATCATCCACAGGAAGTTGCTCGTCGCCGCCAACAAGGAGTAAAGAGGTGGCACGAGGAACAACGTCGTAAACAACAAGAAGAGTATGACCGCCGGCGTAAATAAAATTTGTTATAAATAGACATGTCTAGTGTCTAGGAGTAACAATGCTAAAGTTTCGGAGTTATCTTATGGAAAATCAAACTGCGATTAACGCAGCTAAAGGCGTTGCGAGTGCTGTAAGTGGCTTTGATATTGAAGATACAAGTGTGAAGAAAGAAACTGGTAGATCAGTTACTTTAACTCAAACTCTTCCAGATAATAAGAGACGACAATATGTTCAGGCCGTAAACCAATACCTTGCATCACAAGACGACTATGAATTTATAGAGGTTACATCTAATCGCGCTACAAAAGATTTTAAATTTAGAATTAAAGATCTAGATAAAGACATTGTGGTTCAGACAAAACCAAATGGTAAACGCGGTAGAACAGATCCAAATGAATTGTTGACAGCTGGTCTTTCGTGCATGACGCTACCACGAGTGATTCCTACTGATATTGTAGAGTTAGATGCAATTGTAGATGAAGTTAAAAGAATAATTCCTACTAAAGTCAAAGATTACGACTCAAAAGAATTTGATGCCATAGATGGAGACTATACAAATTTCTGTCAGGCTCTTTCTGCTGCAATTGGTATTCAAAAAACTTGTGGAGGCGTTGGTAACAAAGCTTATGTAACTGGTAGAGTGTGGAACAACGACATTAAACAATTCAAAAGAAACTCATACGGAATGAAAGACTTTAATTCATCCGACATAGTAATTAAAAAAGGTAATGAGTTTTATGGAATATCTTTGAAAAAGAAAGATCGATCTACAACTGCTGATCCTACACTACTTAACAAATCAGTTTCTAACCTGTTTGATTCAAAAGATCTTGTAGATAAGTACAATGCTACGTTAAAAGACTACATGATTAACAAAGTGATAAAGAACGCTGAAGCTCAAGGTTTAGTTCCAACTGGTTCTACAAAAGCAGCAAATAGAGACACCAGTAAAACTAGGCCAAAGTGGAAACCACTTGTTTCTGGTTTACCGAATAAATTCTTTAATGATCAACTAAAAGGTCGTGATAGTATCTTCGGTCGAATAGCAGATATGTTTGAAAAAGAACAAGACACTATTGCTAACAAGATCATGCAGCTTACGTTAAAAGCAGATCTAAAAGAATTACAAAATTTCAATTTTAATTTTGCTTTGGTCACTGGTGTTGGTCGATATTTAAAAAGCGGCCCAGTAGTTGAGCCAGCAGACGTTGTAACGGTTGATACTGTTTCAATTAAAGTTCATGAACTTTTACAAAAAGAAAGTCCAAAAATAAAAGTCGATAAGCAATCATTTACTGGTAACGCTGCTATGCTAAACATGCAATTGTTTATTGGTGGTATGCCTGCTTTGGATATCGCAATAAGATATAAAGGTTCTGCAAGTTGGACATCTCAGCCATCAGTTACTGCTTTCATGACTAGAGAATTTAAAAAGTTTTTGAAGGACGTAAAATGAATACGTTCAGTAGTTACATAACTGAGAATAAGAATACTCACATGACTCACATCGAGGACAAGGTTGTTTATGGTGGAGTCAATGGTGCACGTCAAGCTATCATGGCTCTTCGTTCACTACGGGACATGTTAGGAGGTGTGAAAGGTGGAAGCGTATCTGTTAAATGGGACGGTGCTCCTGCTGTCTTTGCTGGGATTGATCCTAGCGATGGTCGATTCTTCGTGGCGAAAAAAGGGATCTTTAACAAGTCTCCCAAAGTATACAAGAGTAATGCTGATATTGACGCTGATACTAGTGGCGATCTCAATGACAAGCTTAAGCAAGCTCTTAAGTATTTACCTGATCTAGGAATTAAAGGAGTAATTCAAGGTGATTTTCTGTTCGGTCCGGGCGATCTTAAAACGTCTCGCATCAAAGGAAAGAGTTATCTTACGTTCCATCCCAATACAATTATTTATGCAATACCGTCTGGCACGGAAATGGCCAAGCAAGTCAAGGCAGCAAAAATTGGAATTGTATGGCATACGAGTTACTCAGGGTCATCATTCGAAAGAATGAAAGCATCGTTTAACTTTGATGCCAGTAAACTTAAAAAATCTAAGAATGTATTCTTTCAGGATGCTCAACTAAGAGATCTAACTAATTATACCATGTCTAAGAAAGATACCGATGAGGTGAATGCACTCTTGTCTTCTGCAGGCCGTACGTTCAATAAGATTGCTGGTTCAACGTTACGGCAGTTGGAGAGCAATCCGAAGTTAACACAGTTGATTGAGACTCATGCGAACTCCTACATCCGTGCTGGTCAGGTACCACCTGATCCAAAGAAAAGAGTACAGGCATTGATTAAGTTTATTCAACAGCGGTTTAAGAAAGAGATAGATAAACGTACAAGCCCACAGGGTAAAGCAACTCAACAAAAAGCTATGGACGATATTCTTTCTTTCTTCTCAAATGAAAATAAAACTAATCTAGAAATGGTATTTGAATTGCAAAGAAATATCGTTTTAGCGAAACTAAAACTTATAAATACATTAAATAAACTCGGAAAAGTTGATACTTTTCTAAAAACGAACAAAGGTTATCGAGTAACAGGACAAGAAGGGTATGTTGCAATCGATAAACTTGGTGGTGATGCAGTGAAAATCGTTGATCGTATGGAGTTTTCATACGCCAACTTTTCACCCGATATATTAAAGGGATGGGATACACCAGGGAGAAGTTAATGGCAATGATGTCATTCAAAGATCTATTAACTACACCGGATGCATATGCCGGTTACGACGATCAGTTAAAGTATCGTAAGCAAAAAAATAAACGGATGGGTTATGAAGAATCAGAACCCGCCGAAGAAGAACTCTCTATCTCAGGCAGACGCAAACTCGCACGAGTAATGAAGCGTCGCAAATCCCAGTTGAAACGAGCTCGTGAAAGAGCTAAAAAGCGTATGGCCACCAAAGCTGTATTAACAAAGCGTGCACGTAGATCTTCAAGAGCCGCTGCAGCCAAAGTTTTGACAAAGGGTAAGAGCAAAGCAGATCTCTCAGTAGCACAAAAGAAGAATATTGAAAAGCGTTTGTCACAAACAGGTTGGCAACAACGTATCAGTATTTTGCAAAAGAGATTAATGCCAAAGGTTCGCCGCCGTGAGATAGCGAGAAAGAGATGATCCCCAGTTTTAAAAGTTATCTAATTGAAGAAGAAAAGGTCGTTTATTTTACCTTTGGTAGAATGAATCCACCTACTATTGGTCATGAGAAACTTTTAAACAAGTTATCTTCATCGTCTAAGTCAAATCCATACAGAGTTTACCTTTCTCAATCTTCAGACAAAGATAAGAATCCACTTACATACAAAGATAAAGTTAAGTTTGCACGTAAGATGTTTCCAAAGCATGCCCGGCAGATCTTAATTGACAACAAGATTAAAACACCATTCCATGCAATGACCAAGTTGTATGATGAAGGATTCAAAAAAGTTGTAATGGTTGTTGGTTCAGATCGTGTAAATGAGTTCGATGCTCGCTTGAACAAGTATAACGGTAAGAAGGGCGGCCACGGTTTCTATAATTTTCAATCTATTGATGTCATATCAGCTGGTGAAAGAGATCCAGATGCAGATGGTGCCGAAGGTATGTCAGCATCAAAGATGAGAGCAGCAGCGAAGGATGATGACTTCCCGATGTTTGCTCAAGGTCTACCGAAGGCCATATCAAACAACGATGCTAAGACTCTATATAACACTGTTCGTAAGGGCATGGGTCTCAAAGAACAGAAACAGTTTAAGAATCACGTACAACTTGAATCAGTATCAGACGTACGTGAAAACTTTGTAGAAGGAATGTTTCAACCCGGCGATGAGGTTGTAATTAAAGAAACAGACATGATTGGAAAAGTCGTTCGTCGTGGTTCTAATTACTTGATTGTAGAATCAAATGGCCAGATGATGCGTAAGTGGCTCGACGCTGTTGAAATGTTGGAAAAGAAAAAAGAACGAGTTAAGATGGCTAAACAGGATCCAGACATTGGTGGAAGACCTGGTACACAGCCAAAGGTATATCATGCTGGGCTATCGAAAAAACAAAAAGTAGCTCGGGATCGGCAGTTCAAGCGTCAGGCAAAGATGGATGACGATAATCCAGCAGCTTACAAACCAGCACCTGGTGATAAGACCGCTAAGACGAAACCAAGTAGACATACAAAGAAATTCAAACAAATGTTCGGAGATGACTGATGAAATTCAAAGAGTACATTGAAGAAAAGGCTGAGGCCGGCTTAAAAAAGAAAGCTGAAAAATCAGGTATGCCATTAGGTATTCTTCGGAAGGTTTACAATCGTGGTATGGCCGCATGGCGTACAGGCCACAGACCAGGTACAACTCCACAACAATGGGGTATGGCACGGGTCAACTCATTCGTAACAAAATCGTCAGGGACATGGGGTAAGGCTGATAAAGACCTTGCGGCTAAAGTAAGAGGAAGCTAAAATGAAAAGTTTTGATCAATTAAGAGAAGAGCTAAAACATTCTGTAACGGAAAGCGTTAACAGCATTGCAAATGCACATGATGCTGCGGCACATGCGCATGATCAAGCTGCCATGACAAAAAGAATGGACCTAGTAACTAAAAAGCATCATGAAACCGCAGCCATGCATCACGGCCAAGCTGCTGACCATTTAAGAGCTGGAAATCACGATAAAGCTCATGCTTCCATGACACAAGCGGAAATTCACTCACGAAAAGCTTCCCGTAGTAGTGATAAGAAAATTTCAAGTGAGGTACACAGCGATACTAGATCTGTCAAGGCTCAACATAATAGTTTTCATAAAGCAAAAGCTCCTCAGACATCAACACCACCAAAGAAGCCGTCTATCGGTCAAAGAGTAAAGAGTTTCTTCAAAAAAGAAGACACTGAGAAACTCGATGAGATCTCTCCAGAACTTATGACTCGGTACGCAAAGAAAGCAATTCCGCAACAGTTTAAGAAACACCAAGACGCACGTATGCGCGGTCATGACTATATGACTAAAACAGGTGGTGATGCTAAAGCTAAGAAAGCACAAGCACAGGCCGACCGTCGTAAAAAGGGTATTGACAGTGTTCGTAAGAGAATGGATCCTAAAGATCGAGGTCAATATAAATCAGGTAGAGCTTCAAGGCCACAAGGTGGACTACGTCCAGGCAAAGGATCTTCTTATCATGTAGATCCATCTAAGATTGGTGGTTTTAGAAGTAAGTATTTAGATCAATAGGAGACATCAATGCCATTAAAAGTATCAGATGGAATCGGAGCTTGGATTAAGGACTTCCAAAAGTCTGATGCTCCACAGTTCAAAGGTAAGAACAAAGAAGAACGTAGGGATATGGCAGTTGCTGCCTATCTAACTGCGAAACGTGGACCAGAAAAAGAAAACGTTGCTCACGACGAAGCTATGGATGCCAAGCGTAAAGCTGAGATGGATCGAGCTATGGCTGCGTTTAAGAAACGTGGTGGTAAGATTAAGAAACTCGCACCAGCAAAAGCTCAGGGTTACCACGGTAAGGATGATCCCGGCAAGGGAATGGCTGGTATGCTTGATAGACCAGATACTAAAAAATCATTCATGGGAACTCGTAAGAAAGTTGGTTCCATGCGTGAGTCGGTTATCTGGGAATCAATGGATCCTAAGATGCGTAAGGTAAGACAACTGGCTACTCTCGGTCTGGTTGGTAAGTCAGACGTCAATAAACTGATGCAGGCCATGAAGTCTATCGGTGATGGTAAGGAAGTAAAGCCACAGCACCGTAAGATTATCTTTGACGCATTCGCTGACCTTATTGATCTGGTAACTGGTGATACACAAGTTTTCCAAAAGGCTAAGAAATCTGTAAAAGAAGATGTTAACGAAAACTTGATGCTTAAGAATCCCTATAAAGATAAGAGATATTCTAAATCTGATTTGAAAAGAAAACAACAATCTTTTCAAAGACAGTTAGCCGATTTGCAAAATAAAAGAATGAGATCCAAAATGGGTTCTGGTGGTGGCGGTTACGACCAAGAAATTGACCGGATGCAAATGAAGTTAAAACAAGTAATGCAGGCTATGAAAGAAGAATATCAATATGGTATGGGTACGCCCGAGGCTACCAAGCATGCAAAGAAGGTAACACCTGGTTATAAAGAAGACAAAGATGAGAACGAGTATGATAAAGAAGGCGAGATGCTGAAGGATCATCTTGACATTATCATGGACGCTGCCGATGAGATGTATGACACCATCGATGACGATGAGAATCTACCAGAGTGGGTGCAATCAAAAGTTACAAAGGCTGCTGATTATATCGATACTGCCCGTGATTACATGATGTCACAAAAGACTGACAAGGATAATCGGGTTGATGAAAAGAAATTAATGAAAGGTATCGAAGTTGATGACGATACCTTGAGAATGTTTAAGGCGAATCCAAGAATGGTACCTAACAGTCCAGCGTTCAGGCGGTTAGATCCTAAGACTCAAAAGGCTGTTAAGAAACATCTGGGGATGCGATAATGGATAAATGTCATAAGTGCGGTCATGATTGTCATTGTGGAGAAGATTGTCAGGATTGTGTAAATGATGTTTGCTGTAATTGTGATTGCGATAACAGTTACCACTATGTAGGTGAGAAACAATGAAACGGTTTAAAGAATTTGCAGAAGGCAAGAAAGGTTCTACCGATGCGCCAAAAGGTCCTGAGTCTTATGAGGCTCAGTACAAGAGACGCTTGGTAAAAACCACTGATCCTGAGCACAAGGCAAAAGGTTACAATTGGAGAATCAAAGGTAAGAAGAATAGCTCACTTACCAAGAAGCTCTATAAGAACAAGCCGAATCAGGCCGAGTTCAATAAACAAATGAGAAGGATCGCAGCTTATGAGTTTGGATAAGTTCAAACAGTACCGAGAAGATCAGATTGATAATATATGCGAAGGCATGTATGACGATCTAGAACTGGAAGAAGCTGAGTATCAGGGTAGAAAAGTTACCTTGAATGATCCTATTCGTACGTCTGAAGACCCGAATAAGAAATTTAAGGTGTATGTAAAGAATGAAAAAGGCAAGGTAGTGGTCGTGAGGTTTGGTGATCCAAACATGAGTATCAAAAGGGATGACCCTGCTCGGCGTAAAAGCTTTAGAGCAAGACATAACTGCGATAATCCTGGACCAAAAACTAAGGCAAGATATTGGTCATGTTACCAATGGAGAGCAAGTGCAAAGGTTGACAATTGAAATGAGTACCGAACAGCGTTTAGATCGTATCGAAGAAAAAATCGATCGACTGGCAGAAGCCATGATCTCTTTAGCTCGTGCTGAAGAGAAGATCGCCGCAATTGCTGACGCACAGGCTCATCACACCGAGAGAACGAATCGCCTTTCATTAAAGATTGACGACATTGCAGCGCAGGCTGCAGAGAATGCCAGGACAGTAAATCTTATAAACAAGCTGTTTTGGATCGTAATAGCGGCGGCCGTGGCCGCAGTAGTAAGCAACATCTGGATGTAGGAGTAAAACAGATGGACAAAAAATTATTTTCAATCGCGGCCGCGTACGAATCAATGCAACAGCCGCAAGTCGAAGAAGAATTGCATGAAGGTCGGATGAAAGAACTTCATGGCTACATCGAGAAAGGAATGTCCGCAAAAGACATTGCTAAAAAGATGAAGCTTGACGTTAAAACAATCCAAGCTTTAATGCCATCAAAGAAAGAAGAAGCAGATCCAGTTGAAGAGAAAAAAATGGATCCGGTTGGTAAGGCCGATGCTGACATAGATAACGATGGTGACGTTGATAAGTCTGATGAGTACTTACACAACCGTCGTAAGGCAATTAAGAAAGCAATGAAGAAGGACGAGACAGTGAAAAAAGAAGATACAGATATTCGTGATCGCTTAATGTCAATCTGGGAAGATGCTGCTGAAATCACAGAAGCAGATCGTGCCAAACACTATAAGGGTGCGACTAAACCTGAGCCAATGAACAAGGTCGACGCTGACCAGAAGATGTATGACGCTCATCAGAATCCAGAAAAGCATGGTGAAATCGGTAAAGAAGCAGATGAATCTGGTAAGGCTGAACGCTCAGGACCAGGTGGTAAGTCTGCTCGTACTAACGACGCAAAGATCGGCGATAAGAAAATCATTAATCAAATTGCAAACGCATATAAAACTATGAAATCAGGGCAGGACGTATAATGGCATTAAAACCAGGACCAAAGGGAAGTGTCCCTACAGCTCGTGGATGGGTACATCCTCGTACGGGCGAACTCTTAAAAGCTATGAAGATTACCAAGGAACAGCTTGACGAGTACCACGGCGTACAAATGATTGCTGAACCAGCTCCAATTGTCGAAGAAGATCCGCATGTTTATGCTGACGAAATCGAAGACGAGGTACAAGAAAACATCGTACCGAAGCCAAAGAAGAAGAAAAAGAAAGCTAAAATTTCTCTATTTGGCTAATTGAATATATACCTTTATGATGATATTCGATGAGTTAACAGAAGAGAACGTAATGTTGTATGCCGCCAAGGCATATTATAAACCTAAGTTCTCAGATATTGAAGAGTTTCACGAAGACCTGAAAAGGTTTAAGTACGTTAAGAGACTGGCCAATAGGTATATTGAACACGGTGAGCTTGCTGAGAGGTTAATCTTAAATC